CCTGCAACGCAACGCGGGCGCGGTGCGGCAGGTGCTGCGCTGACATATACCCCCGGATTTATCAACCATGGCTTACGAGACCGGCATCGCCAACAACCACGAAGATTTGCTCGCAAGGCTCATCGCCTTTGTCTCCACCGGGCTTGGCGCGGCCGAGAACTGGGAGGTGCTGCGCTACACCGGAGTGAGCGATATCGGCGCGAGTTCCTTCGTGGTGAATTGGGAGCCCTGGACCGCCTTCAAAGGGCCGTACCACAACCACGCCAACGGCTGGTCGACAGCGGTCGGACAGGTCGCCAATTGCTGGCTCAAGTGGAGGCTGGTGGAGCCCCTCGACATCGAACGCTTGCGCCTCCTGGGTAGCGCCACCGCCAACCAGTCGCCACGCGACTTCGCCCTGCAGTGGTCGGACGATGGCATCACCTGGTTTGACCGCAAGGTGTTTACCGGGATCACTTGGGCCAACAACGAGACCAAGGAGTTCGCCATCGATGGTGCCTCGCCGGGTGCCAAGTCGCATTGGCGGATCTTCGTCTCGGCCAATGGAGGTAATGCGACCAGTACCGTGATCCGGCAGGTCTTGCTGCCCGAATGGCAAATCTACCAGGACTTCAACCATGCACGCCGGCCCGCCGTGTGGCTAAAGGCGCCTGGGATGACCGGCTTTGATCCCTGCTACGTGAACTTCCAGGTCTACGACCGCCCGACCAACGACTACTTCAACATCGCCGTGACCGGTGCGACCGGCTTTGTCGGGGCGGCCGAACTCGACGATCAACCCGGGGCCCTTGCTGCACTGGCCATGCCGCTGTGGAATGGACCGATTCCGTATTGGTTTGCCGGCAACGGTCAGCGCGTGATCGTCTCGGCCAGAGTGGATACCGCGTACCTGAGTTGCTATGCGGGCAAGATGCTGCCGTTTGGCACGCCGCAGCAGTACCCGTACCCCTTGCTGATCGGCGCGCCACTGCCGACGGCATCGGCCACCCGGTACTCAGACAGCGCCGTCGTCCTGCCCTACAAGGGCAATCGCACGACCCTGAGGCTAAGAAGCAACAACGGGACCTGGATTCAGCCCCTGGCCTGGCCTTATTCGAAGACCACCACCTTTCGCGACACCAACGGCGCCTGGCCATTGTTGCCGATCACGCTCTACGACAGTGCCAATACCTATGGCGTGCTCGATGGGCTGCACGCCATCACCGGATTCGGCAATGCCGTGGAAAACACCGTCACCGTCGGGGCACAGACCCACCTGGTGCTCCAGGATGTCACCCGCAACGGTCTCAATGACTTCTTCGCCATGAGGATCGCTTGATGGCTTACCAGACTGGCGTCATCACCTCGGCTGCCGACCTCGTGACCGTTGTGCGCGATTTCGTGCTCGCCCATGGCTGGAGCGCCAATGGCAATGTACTGAGCCAGGGCGACACCCACGTTCGCCTGACCGCGCCAAGCAGTTCTGAGGTGCGCATCGAGGGCGCGAGAAACGCCAATTTCGTCGCGCCCGACCTATGCCCGCGCCACAGCCGGATCTTCAACACCAACTGGCCCACACAGGCCGCCTATCACATCGTCGCGTTCGACGATCCGGCCACCGTCTGGTGCACGATCAACTTCGCGGTCAATCGCCACCAGCACATCGGCTTTGGCACGGTGCAGAAGTACGGAAACTGGGCCGGCGGCGGCTGGTTTCATGCCCAGCACACACCGGCATCGGCCGATGGCGCCGTGTGTTCGGTGATCGACGGGTCACAGCAGCCTTACTACTCCAGCAGTCCCAGGGAATGTGCGCTGTTCTGGAGCCCAACGATGCGTGACGCCTGGAACGGCGCCTATCAGGAGAACGCGGCGAGCAGCCTGCACTGCGAACTGCGGGGCTACGTCTGGGAGCCGCCCACCGGGCCTACGACGATTGGCGTGCATTGTCCGTCCATCCTCTCGCCGATCCAGAGGGTCAATCCCAACGCCTTCAATGGCCAGACGGTGCTCACACCGTTCCAGTTGTTCCTGCAGAACACGGACGGCCACTACATGAGCATTGGGCATGTCGGCCATCTGCGTTTCGTCAAACTCACCCACTACAACCCCGGCGACGTGATCGAGTTGGGCTCTGATCGCTGGAAGATCTTTCCGTGGCATATCAAGGACGCGAACTATCCAGACGGCAAGCAGGTGGCCTACAGCGATGGCAACTACAGCACCGGATTACTGGGTGTGGCCGTGCGCTATGACGGACCCTGACCATGGCTGCCTTGATCGGATTTACCCCGCAGGCGCAACCACTGTGGACACGCGACCACCTCAACATTGCGCCCCTGGACCAACTGGGCGGCATCCTCTTCGATGAGCGGGGCGTCTCCGAGATCGACGAGGGCTTCACGGGGCAACTTGCCGCTCACGGCCCGGTCGCTATCCAGGGCAGGACGCTCGAAGGGTTCGCCACGCGCGGCTTTACCGAGGACTACTACTACCGGGTGCATGTGCGGCCCAACCGGATCGATCTGGGCAACACGATGTCGGTGCAGACCCGGGACATCGAAGTCTGGAACGCCTGGCTGGTGTCCAACACACTCACCGGCATCAACGCCATCAATGCCGAAGGGATGAGCCTGTTCGGGCCGGCAGCGCCGCCGACCACCTTCGGTCCTCTCGAGTCACGGCTGTACGTCCTCTCGGTGACGCCGAACGGACCGCCGGTGGTCAACGCCGCGTTCCACTTCGCGTTCGAACTCGACGCCTCGATTCTGCGCGCCGTCGGGCGACGCATCGTTGGCTGGATGTTCGCCCCGGACTGGAGCGCGCCGGTGATCGAGCGTCTGGAGTGGCTCACCGATGTCATGGAATCCCACGCCGGCCATGAGCAGCGCGTGCGACTGCGCGCAGCCCCCCGGCGCAGTCTGGAGTACCGCCTGCTGCTGGGCTCGGACTCCGCCCGAGTCCAACTCGAAAACCGGCTGATCTCCTGGCAGTCGCGGGTGTATGGACTGCCGATCTGGATGGACGCGACGGCAAGCCCAGACACCATCTCGGCCGGAAGCGTTAGCCTGTCGGTAGCTACAGCACACCGGGATTTCGTCGCAGGTGGCATCGTCGGTCTTGTTCACGGACTGGACGCCGAGTTCGCGCAGATCACTGCGGTGACACCGGTCGCGATCGCGCTCAATGACCCGATAACGGTCGACTGGCCTGCAGGCACCAAGATCGTGCCAGTGCGCTCGGCGCGCGTGCAAAACGATCTGCGCCTGAGCTGGCTGACCGACGCGATCACTCTGGCGCACCCGCAGTTCCGACTGGAAGATGATTGGCCGATCCCCGCGGCCACTGAACCCGTGACCTACCGTGGCCACCCGGTGCTGCTGACGCCGCCCAACTGGCGCGAGGATGTGGAAGGTGAGTTCGGACGCAAGTGGCGGGAACTGGACTCCCTGACCGGGCGGCGCGTCATCGACGATCTGACCGGCATCACCACCCAGACCCGCAGCCACCGCTGGTTGCTGGTGGGGCGTGCCGAGATCGCAGCGTTCCGGGCCTGGCTGGCAGCACGTGCCGGAAAGCTCAAGCCGTTCTGGCTGCCGAGCTTCCAGGCGGACTTGCAGGTGGTCGCGCCGGTGGGCGGGACCGATACCTTTCTGACAGTGGACAACCGGGGCTACGCCGAGGGGCCGTTGGCGGTGGTTGGCCGCCGTGACCTGCTCATCACCACCACTTCGGGCAACCGGTTCTTCCGGCGCATCAGTGCGGCCACCGAGGTCGATGCGCAGCGCGAAATGGTGGTGATCGACGGCACGTTCGGTGCCACCTTGCAGCCGCACGAGTTCCAGCGCCTTTCCTTCATGCGCCTGGTGCGGCTGGACACCGATCTCGTCGAGATTGCACATGTCACCGACGAGGTGGCCGAAGTCGTGCTGCCGCTACGCAGCCTGAGAGACGATTCGTGAGTATTGCTGCCCGAGAGACTTCTGTCGACGCCGCCAGCCCCATCGAACTCTACGAGTTCCGGCGTGGGGCCGGCGTCTGGCGTTACACCAGTGCGCCCGACGACATCGTCTACGACACCTTCACCTTCATCGCTATGCCGCTGGTGCGTAGCGCCATCGAGCAGACCAACGAGACCGGTCGTGCAGGCCTGCGCGTGACGCTGCCCCGCGACACCGATATGGTCCAGCCTTTCGTCGCGACGCCGCCCTCCGAAGTCACGCTGCTGACTGTGTACCGCCAGCATCGGCAGGATGCAGAAACTGCGGTGGTCTGGATGGGCCGCGTGCTGAACGCAGAATGGCGTGGCTCGGAGGTCGAACTCAACTGCGAGCCGGTCTATACCAGTCTGCAGCGCACCGGACTGCGCCGGCTCTATCAGCGCAATTGCCCGCATGTGCTCTATGGCGGCGCCTGTGGCGCGAGCCCGATCACGCATCGGGTGCAGGGCACAGTCTCGGGCGTGAGCGGATCGGCGATCACGGTTCCCAATGCGGCTGGATTCGCCGCCGGGCATTTCGCTGGAGGCTATGCCACCTGGCAAGCCGCAGGCCTCACCGAGAAGCGAATGATCGTCGCCCACGCCGGGGATCTGGTGACGCTCTCGGCGGTGCCGCCAGGGCTGAGCACGGGCGCGGCGGTGATGCTCTATCCCGGTTGCGATCACACCCTCGCCACCTGCGAGGCGAAGTTTGCCAACAGCGCCAATTTCGGGGGCTTTCCGTTCATCCCGACGAAGAACCCCTTTGGCGGCAGCCCGATTTACTGAGGACCGTTCATGCCGTGGATGCAGATCGTCGTCTGGATCGTCAGCGCACTGATCCAGTACGCCCTGTCGCCCAAACCACCCCAGCCGCAGGCCGCCGAGCTCAAGGACTTCGACGCTCCGACTGCCGACGAGGGGCGTCCGGTGCCCGTGGTGTTTGGCACCGTGCTGGTCAAGAGCGCCAACGTGGTCTGGTACGGGGATCTGCGCACCACGCCCATTAAATCCAAAGGCGGCAAGAAATGAGCGATTTGATCGTCACACA